CAGCCAGTGGGCGGTTTCGGCAACGACCGATCGCCAGGAGGCGAAGCCGTGCCCTTGGGGAAAAAATCCGCAATCACCTCCGACAGCGCGGTGAAGTCGTCGGTGTCCAGATCCTCGATCATCTCAACCGGATAGCCCGTCAGCGCCGAGGCCATGACAATGCCCTGATCCAGGCGGTCGGTGATGCCGTCCAGCGCCGCGTTCATCCGCTTGAGGTCCTTCACCTTGGGCTTGGCAATGCGGATCTCGGTGATTTCGCGGCCCTCGAAGGTCACCGGCGCCGACAGGGAAACGGTCTTTTGTTTTGCTCTATCAGACATGGATCACCTCAAAAGCCATTGGGAAGGCGCAAGATCGCGCGCTCGTCTGCATTTTGCGACGTGCCGTTGACGCGCCAGTCGGTGGTGAAGAAATCCCAGTAATATTTCTCAGCGCCCTCGAAATAGAGCTCGTAATGCAGGATCTCGTTGATGGCATAATCAAAGCCCTGCAACTCGCCGCGCTGGAACGCCTCCGGATTGGCCGTGCCCAGACGCCCCTCCAGCACCGCCTTGGCCTCGATCGCCACGCCGTTGCGCTTGTCGCGTACTGAGCCATAGGCGGTGAACTTCTTGCGCGCCGTGGCCCCAAGACCAAACTGCGTCAGCAGATCCGGATCCCAGCCCGCCAGCTTGAAGCTGGCCTCCAGCTTCTGAATGCCGAGGGCGACCTCGATCTGCACGCGCGAGCCACCAGGGTGATGGTCCTGGGTGATTTCCTGCAGGTTGGGCAGTTGCAACTCGGTCAGCGTCAGGTGCTTGGAGGCCGTGGGGTTTTCATCGCTGCAAAACAGGTTTGCGGCCTCCATGATGTAGATGTTGCTCATGGTATTTCCCTTTATCCAGTAATGGTGCCGACCTGCGCGAGCAGATCGTCGAGCAGCGCATCAAGCGCCGGGCGGTAGCGCGCGGACTGAATGCCGAGATAGCGCAGCACTGGCGCCTCCTCGGCGGCAAAGCTGACCGTGAATCGGCCTTGGCGCAGTTCCTCGGGCGTGTTTTGATCGCGCGTGAACTTCATCTCGAAGCCAAGGATGTCGCCATCGGCCTTGAGATTGCGCAGGCCGGTTTCCATCGTGTTCAGGATCGCCTGGATGGTCTGGCCCGTGATGTTGAACCGGCCAAGATAGAACCGCAGGGTCCGAAGCAGCATCAAGTGGATGAAGTCGCGCCCGCGGGTGACATTGTAAAACCGCCAGAGGTCGTCCTCGCCCGCGTTGTCTGTGCCAACAAAGATGAAGCCACCCTGACCGATCGCACTTTCCACGCCCATTTCACCGCGCAGGAGCACGCCGATATTGGCCGTCAGCAAGCGCTGGCCTTCGGTTGCGCCATCGGTGAGCGAGAAGTTGATGGGACGTGAGGGGCCAACAATACCTTGCACCGGCTGGTTGGCCCAGCTGTGGAAGGGGCGGCCCTGCTTTTCGTGGTCGCGGCGCACGCCGATGCCGATCACCGCGGGCGACAGCGGCTGAACGACACTCACCCCACCGTCAAACACCTTGACCGCCGGGTCGACCGGGATCAGGCGTTGCGAGGCAATCGTCTCGCGCCAATCGATGGCGTCCTGCTCGGTGGTGGCCGGGCCGTCGACGACCGCATGGGCTAGAAGCTTTTCGCAGATCGCGGGCAGTGCTGCGCAGACCGGGTTGGCCTCGCCAACGCCGCGCTGGCTGGTATAGCCCGGAGCACAGATGAGGCGCGGAATGATGCCCAGCTCGGGACCTGCGGTGATGAACGCCTGCAGGCCGGTCGAGACGCCGTCGCCGACGATATTGGCGATGGTCGCGTCCGCATCGGCACCGTCTTCAACGCGCACGATCACGACCTTGGCGGCCACCTGGAACTCACCGAGTTGCGCGTTGATCAGTGTGACCGCATCACGCAACGTGCCAGTTGCCCCGAGCGCTGTCAGCTTGGTGGCATCGTCAGAATAGAGGAACACTGGCGTATCGGCCGGGAACACCGAAGCATCAGCATCAGGCGCTGTGCCAATAAGCCCGACGACGGACATATCGCTCCAGACGGGCGGGCGCGGCTCGCTGTCGATCCGCGTGATGGAAATCCCGAAGGTCGGGTCGGACATGAGAAGGTCTCCTTGAATAGCCAAAAATCCCACGCGGCCGTCAGGCGCGCAGGGCATTGGCAATTGGGTCATTGAAAGTGGGCGTTACAGGCGCGTTTCGCGCTCCGGCACAAACTCAGAAAGTCAGCGTCGGTGTCGTGATATCGAGGTCGGTCTTTGTGTCGGACTGGATCTGGACCTCGAGGATCAGCGCCGGGCCCGCGGATGCCGTTGGTTCTCCAAAGACTCGGATCGCGCGAACAAAGCCACCGGCACCGTCATCGACAACCTCACCCACCTGCACATCGCGCACATCGGTGATGGCCAGCTTGGTGCTGATCTGTGTCAGGGCGGATCGCATTTGCACCTCCTCCGTCAATATGCACCGCCATCGACCAGATCGATCCGGCCTTGCAGCGCTGTCAGCGTTGATTGCAGGTTGGAAACCTGCGCAATCGTATGGCCATGGCTGCTTGCCGCTTTGCTCGCGAGCTGCGCTGTGAGGTTCGGAATGTCCCCGATCCCGAGCGCCACTTCCCCGGCCTGGCCGTTTACGGACGACACAGGTCCATTGGCCAGAACGCTTTCAGCAATATCCGCCGCGGCGGCCGCATCCTGTGCCGCCTGCTGGGCCAGTGCCAGGGCGCTTGAGACCGCAGCGGCCGTCTCGATCACCGAGGCTGCAAGGCCCGCGCTGGCAGAAATCACCCAGTCGCCATGCACGGCCGCACCGATATCTCCGTTGACGGCCACCACTTCGCCCGCCAGCCCGCCATTGGCGCGGCTGTAGCCGTCGACCCGGAACACCGCCCAGTCGTTCAGGCTGTCGTCGACATCACGCGTCAGCACGACATAGGGCGTGGGCGCGAAGAGCGCCCGCGCAGGCGTGTCGTCGATTTCGAAGGTGGTCTGCAGGCCCACCGACACAGTAAGCGGCGTCGAGGATGTCGCCACGAGAAACCCGTTCTCGGCCGCCGCCGTTGCGGTGGCGAGCGCAGGACCCAAGACCTCATTCACCCGTGACAGCCCCAGCGTCACCAGATTGTCGGTGGCACCGCGAATGCGCGCAAGCTGTGCATCGAGATCACCGAGGCTTTCAGCAATCAGGCGATACCGGCGATTGAAGAAATCCCGATCAAGGTCCTGATTGTCCCGCACCCGCAGATCTTCAAACCTCAGCATGGCGTCACCCTTTCTTCAGCGGCTCGGATGTGGCGATCGCCTCGGGATGCTCGGTGGTCAGACTATCAAAAATGGCGGCCGTCACCGTATAGCGCGCGCCCGGCCGGAACCGGGCCCCGGCAAATTCAAGGGGACGGTTCACCGTCACCCGGTAATGGGTGGGTTTTGATGGCATTTGGCTGTCTCCTCAATCAGATCAGGTCTGGGCGTATTCGATCAGCTCACTGACGAGAAACGGCACTGCCGCGCTCACCGTCGAGCCGATGATCTTGACGGCGTAGGTGCTGACCGAGGTTACATTGAAGATTGAGGTTCGCCGCACCGTCCCATCCGCCAGCACCACATCCTCAACCACATCGGCTGCCTCCACCCCGTCCAGCGCCGCACCGCTCATGAGCGTCACGGTACAATCGTGGTTCACCTCTTCAAAATGCTGCAGATCCGTCACCACCTTGACGCTGGTTGTGGGCGAGCCGAGCGTGCGCTCATCCGACACCCAGGTGAACGCCGTCTTTGGCCGGGTGGCGACCGTCTGCGAGCCGGCAAGCCCAAAGCCCGGCATCAGGTCCGTGGTGCCGGTCAGGGTCATTCGAAGCGGCAGAATGCCCGGCAGGCCCGACAGGTCCGGGCCGCTGGTATCACCATCCAGAGCCACCCAGGCCCCGTTCACCTGCACTTCAATATCCGTGCGACAGGCAGGTGGTGTGACACCCTCATGCAGCACATCGAGATCGAGAATGCCGCCTGCCAGCTGCAGCGCTGTCAGCTCGACCGAGAGCCGCGTGCGCTCGAACCGCGCAAAGTAGAGCCGCATTTTCATGTCATCGACAAGGTTGCCCGCAAAGAACGCGCCATCGGTTGAGACAAAGAACGTGCCTTGCACCACCCCGTTGTCGGTATTGGTCATGGCGACATAGTGATCACCGGTGGTGACCAGCACGATGGCATAGCGCCGTCCGGCCGTCAGGAAGGTTGGCGTGATCGGCAGTTTGCTCTCCACCAGCGACGGCAAACCGACTTCCGTGGAAATCGCCCCCACCTGAATATCTGCCACCGGCAGCGTCGTGCGCGAGATCACGCGCGACAGGTCCGGCATGCCAAACGCAGTCTCAGTCACCAGCAGTGTGACATCCCCCGCGGCGGCCTTTCGCGAGAAGTAAAGCCCAACCTGACTCAGCCAGCCATCCTGCGAGTTCAGGAAGGTCTGCGCCAC